AAAAAGCCGCGCTGAACTTTTTGCAGCAGAACGGCGTCTTGAGTTCGTTCACAGGCAACGACCCATTAATCATATGTGAGTAACATGTCTGATACGCCCGCCCCTAATTTGTTTCACGCCGTCATCCTTCAATCCGACGGCACGTTCACCGCGGAAACGTTCGACGACGCGAATAGCCTTGCTGCGCGCCTGAAAGACCTCGTGAACCGCGACGTGTCTGTGGCGTGCTATCAGGGACAACGCCTGAACGTTTCCAAGCCGCCCATGCGCTATCTCATGACGCCAGACGGCAACATACCGCTCTTCGACACTGACCCTGTTATCGAGCCAGACGAGACAGGATACCTCGGCATCGACCCGACGCATCTGGAAGACCCGCCGCAAATTGGCATTCCTACGTCGCAGAAATCAGGCGTTGCCCCCGACGAGTTTTTCTCCGACGAAGACGGCGAAGCCATCAACATTTTTGACAGTGCGTTGCCCGATCCAGACAACTAAATTTTTGGCAAAAACGCGGCATATTCTTTGCACCCCCTCTTTTTGTTTCGGGTGCTAGAACGAGGGCCACATGCGTGTTGTTACATTTCGCGGGTCAGCCGTAAAGCGCCAGCGAAAAATCGGAGATGACAAGATTCTTCTAGTTTTCTATTCCCGGCCGCCAGTGGTTGTCACACCGCAGGAGTGGGAGTCAGAAAAACAGAACATGTATTATGACGCCGGCACCCGCCGCCGAGACGTCGTTCGTAGCCTATAAAGGACGCACATGCAAACTGTAGCAGACAATACGAATACTGGTGCCGCCCAGAAGGTGACCGCGGTAATCGCTCAACAGCATCGACTGTTGAAACGATTTGAAGGTGTTTCTCATTACTTGAGTGGTGTTGCCGCAGGAATGTATCTGCCCGGCATCGACCAGACCTTTGATAATGCAACGCGGCGTATCACCGGCCGCCGCCCGCCACTGCTGACTCTTGAAGCCGAGACGCTGAACTTCACCGGCGCGATCAGTCGACCGCAAAACAACCGGTTGGTGTATACGCCGATTTTCAGTTATGACCTGACCATTCCGTACACGCCGCGTGGCGGTGGTCGGGCATTGCCGGCAAACAATATTGTTCTTGCGCGCCGGGCAAACGAGTTACTTGCTAATCTTGTTGCGTACGGCCAGCGCGTTTCGTTTGGCGTACATGAAGCCCTGCCGGTGTTTGAGTTTCCGACCGTCGTTCGCGATGTTCGCGGCGCGATTGTCGCGGAAGATTACGCACCTGTGCTTGGTTTCGAACTCGACAATCCGGCCAAGACGCTGGACGTCGTAAGTGTTCAAAAATCTAGCCCCGCTGCCAAGATTCTGGCACGACACGGAATTGAATATCCGTTGTCGGTGGGCGCGGTCGAACTGGACAACCTCGTCACGGAATTCCGTGCAGAGTTTGCCGGTGTGGAAATTGAATGGGCGGCTGCCGTTGACGCACTGCTCTTCCGCCGCGATTACGTGTCGTTCACGTTGTCGCGTGACGAGGCGATTGAAGTCGCCCCTGCTGCCGTCGTTCTTGCGATGCGGCAGGCACTTCCCCCGAAGTATCAGTGGGAAGCGTCGTTTAACGATCTGATCGCCGCAGCGCGCAACCCCAACAGCCCGCTACGGATCAGTCGGTTGTCGGCGGTGCAGTTGTTCCCGGTAGAGAGCGTGTACGACATGTCGGAAGACTATGCGGGCACGGTACTGTCTCCGGTGGACTGGACGCCCCCGCCGCCGTCCGGCGGTTCTGTTCCGTTTTCGGTTTCCCCTCGGCCCGACGCCCCCAGCGACGTGACCGCTAGTAAAACGGCCTAATTAAATGCGCTACTTTCTCAAGCCTGAAAAGTCGGTTTTGGCGTGGTTACTCGACCATGACGTAGAACCGCACATCCTCCCTGTGTTTCCGGAAGACGAGGATTTAGGCTTGGTAGTAGCGCACCTGCTTTCGGGTGGTGTATTTGCGGAGGTTGTGACTTCCCCGAAACACCTCCCCGAAGTCTGTGGGCGCGGCATACCGCTCGGCAGGCTGTATTTTCAGATTCCCAAAAGTCTGTTATACAGTGTGTGCGACGGACTATGCCCCGACAACTTTGGGGGTTAGCGCTACGCAGCGCGCCCCCTTTTTTTTAGATATCAGCGCTTATGCCGAACTATAAAGACCCGTCTGAAATTCAGATGGAAAACGGCCGCACCATGGCCGACTATATGCGGCGCGGGCCGCATGGTTTGCGCGGCGTGGTGGTCGCAAAAGCGACCGCGGGTGGTACACCGGTAAATTACGATCCGCACGACATGACGAAAGTGCGGATTAACATTGTTGACCCAAACGGCAACAGTACCAATAACATTGCCATCAGTGATTTCACCTCGGATCGCACAAACGCAGCGATCGCAAAAGCAACCGAACAATTTCCCGGCGACGACATTGATTCTATAAGGGAGCGCGCGGCTATGGTTTTTGAAGAATTAGCCAAAATGTCTAAATCCGGCGTGCAACGTGTACCTGTTAAAAAAACAAACGTCTTGCCGGCACCTCCGCCGCAAGAAGACGACACAGATGATGTTGAAATCATCGAGGAATTGGAAAACGAAGTTCAACAACACATTCAGCCACCACCCGTGCCTGCCGGCCCGCCGCTCGACAAGATTGACCGCGCGTACAGCCCCATGGCTGCATTTGGTTTGAAGAAAAAGCAAGCCGCGCCGCTGCAAACCACGGCCGCTAGCGCAGCGCATAACGCCCGCGTCGGTCCGCCGCAGAAACTGGTCTATTTCGAGAAAGAGGGCATTGGAACTGTGCCTGCGTTCTTTCATGATGTCATTGTTTCGTTAACAGCCACAGATGAGTATGGATTGGAAGAAAGCGGCTTTATTGTGTTAATTTACGATTTACGTTTTGACCAAAATGCCGCGCGTTGGTTTCCGCCTGCAAACGACCCATATCAACGTCCGTGGGCTGCGCAAATTAGCGATGATGCCCGCCTTTTTCTTGTGCATACGACCGGTTTTCAGTATGTTTATGATAACCGCGAATATTGCGTTCTGATGGTCGAGCGCGCCGTAACCTCTACAGGGCTTTGACTTATGGAAAAGCAAGGCGTTATTAAGGCTGGTTTAACACCGCCAGAACATGAGCCTGAAAAAGTAGCCGCGCAAATAGATATCAAAAAGCCTTCCGCGGTCGAGTTGGACGCGGATTTTCGCAAACGGGCGGCCGACGCGGCTCGTGATACCGTCAAAAAGTAATAGGTATTCCGGTGACGCTCGCTCCTGCTGTAACAATGGGCTACAACTCGCTGGGTAAGGGGGTAACCGCCGACGAGCGGTTTCCCGACCCGTTCTGCGACATTGCCAGCCTGTCAATGCCCGAGAGTATTCAGACAGCGCTGCGCTGTACTGAATATGTCATGAACGCCAACGGACCGTACCGTCAGGCGATCGACCGGGTTGTGTCTTACTTTTTGACCGACATCGAAATCTACGACATCGGCGAGAACACAACAGGGCGCGAAGAGAAGGAAAAGTTTCGCGTCTTTATCGACGAAACGCTAAGCATCAAGAACGCGCTCCACAGCATTGGCTTGGATTACATGGCGTATGGCAATTCGTTCACCAGTTTGCTGGTGCCGTTTCGCCGTTATTTGTCATGCAAAGCGTGCGGCCTCGAAATGCCGCTCGACAAGGTACACAACTCGCCCCAGTGCGCGTTCAAGTGGCAGGACTTCAAGTTTCACGCCACCTGCCCGAAGTGCAAAGCCACCGGAGAGTGGCGGCACATTGACAGGCGCAGCGGCGACACCGAACACATGCACGTCAAGCGGTGGAGTCCTCACGAAATAGATATCTTGTGGGACCCGTATACCGACGAATGCTCATACGTCTGGAAGATTCCGCAAGACTACCGGGCGTTGATCAAAGCCGGGCATTTGCATCACCTTGAGCGTGCCAGTTGGGAAGTTATTCAGGCGATCAAAAACGAACAGAACCTGATGTTCGATAAGGGCGTCATTTTCCATTTACGGGAAGACGCGCTGTCTGGCATGCGCAACCGCGGCTGGGGTATTTCCCGCGTGCTGACCAATTTCCGGCAGGCGTGGTATTACCAAATTCTGCACCGCTACAACGAGGCGATCGCGCTGGACTATGTAATTCCGTTCCGCGTGATTACACCCGCTCCTCGTGGTGGCGATGCGCAGTCCAGCGACCCTGTACATACTATCAACCTCTCCAATTTCTCGGCACGCGTAAACGCTATGTTGCGCGCTCGGCGCACTGACCCGGCGCGCTGGAATGTGCTGCCGTTCCCAGTGAACTATCAGGCTCTCGGCGGCGATGCCAGCCAATTAGCGCCGCGCGACCTTTTGGATCAGGGTCTTGAAACACTGCTGAAATGCATCGGCATGCCGGTCGAGTTGTTCAACGGCACGCTGCAACTTCAAGCGGCGCCGGCTGCGCTGCGTTTGTTTGAGGCCAACTGGAGCCATTTGCCGCACAACCTCAATCGGTTCCTTAACGACCTCGCCGGCAATATCGCGAAGGTCATGTCGTGGGAACCGGTGGGTGTCAAGTTAATGCGCGTCACACACGCCGACGACCTCAACCGTCAGATGGCCAAACTGCAACTTATGCAGGGTCAGCAGATCAGCAAGACAACGGGCCTCGCCTCTGTTGGTCTGGATTACGAGGAAGAGACAAAGCGCATGCTCGACGAAGAGCGCATTTACGCGGAAGAGCAAGAGCGCATGCAGAAGGAAATGGAACAGTCGCAGCAGATGAAGGACCTGTCGCAGCAGGCACCGATGATGGGCGGCGTCGGCCAGCCCGGCGCTGGCGCCACAGGTATGCCGCAGCAAGGCGGCGCGCCGCCTGCCGCCGGCGGTGGTGCTCCTCCCGGACCGGGGCAACCCACGGCCGTCGACCAGTTCCTTATGCAACGGCAGAACTCTGGCAGCATCCCGCGCACACCCGAAGATTTGCAGCAACAAGCGCAACTTATCGCCAATCAGTTGCTGTCGTTGCCTGAGTCGCAAAAAGACTCTGAACTCATCAAACTCAAGCGCGGTGACGCCACGATGCACGCGCTGGTTACGAGCATCATCGACGACATCCGGCAACAAGCGCGGTCGCAGGGGGGTGCCATGGTTATGCAGCAGCAATACGGGCAACCCGCACCCTCTGGCGGCTAACAATGAGCGTTGGTATCTACACGCACTACGCCCAGTGCGACCAAACATATCTCGCCATACGGTTAGCGAGTTTTTTGCGTGGGCAGGGCGTTGATGTATCTATCTATGCGGACAACCAGCCGTCGCGACTAAAGATTGCGTACGACAATGCCGTCGTATGTAAAACAAAACAAAAGTTCAGCGACTGGGTCAAAAACAAAGACGCGATTATTTGGACGCACATTCCAAAAATCGAGCAGGTTAATCTGGCTAAGCGAAATGGCGCGCTCACCGTATTAGCGCCCATGGGGCAAGAATTGACAGCGCCGTTTCGCAAAACAGCGCGCCAATCCGACCACGTAATCGCGATGTCGACCGAGTGCCGGGAGTTATTTCACGGTGTCTACAAGTTTCGGAACGTCACGCTAATTCCGTTCG